TCTGTAGGTATTGAAGTATGTTGTATGGGTCAGATAGTTAATGGAAAGACTTATGTTGGTACACCAGCAGATCCTAATCAAATAGTTAAGTTGGCTAAACCATTCCGTGGTTTTCAGTTCTGGCACAAATACTCAGATGCTCAAATAACTGCATTAAAACAATGGATACTATTTGTAGCTGAAAGATATGATATTGATCCTACAGTAGGTTTAGTAGAATATATTAAAGCAAAAGGTGCTGATGGATTTGATGTATTAGATCTTGATAGAGCTAATAAAACTCCAGGAATGTATTCTCATACTAATGTACTAAGAGGTAAAGTAGATATGTTTCCACAGCAAGAACTAATTGATATGTTATTAAGCTTGTAATATGAAACTAAGAAACAACTGGAATACATCAAAAAAGCAGTGGGATAAGTTGATGATAAGATTGAGAGTATCCAGTTTAGATATATTCTCACTAGAAATAGATATCTCAAGAGAGTTTTATTTATTTACTATTCTGAACTTTACTATTAAGAATAGATAAAGATATACTAACTACTGTAATCCAGGTACTTTGTATGCCTGGATTTTTTGTTTTAAATATTTCCAGTTTAAACTTTATGTGATTCAAGATATGTTAAAGCTTTACTTATAGTTTCAGTATTATCTTGAAAATAACCTATTCCCATATTACATTTTCCGCATAATAACCCTCTAACTTTACCTGTTGTGTGACAATGATCCACATCTAAAGTTTTAGGTAATTCATCAATGTGTCTTGTGCATATTGCACATTTATTATTTTGCATGATAAGCATTTCATTATATGTTTTTAAAGTAATCTTATATTTATTTTTTAAAACAATATTTCTAAGATACTCTTTACTGTTCACAGCATATTCATTGTATTTTTTTGTATAATTTGTTCTACCGGTTAATGGATTAATAGTTTTCTCTCTATTTCTAGATTCCATAGTTTTTTTTACAGCACAGCTCTTGCAATAGTATGATAACCCATCTTTAGTAGTTTTATTTTTAGGAAACATATTACAACTTAAATTCTGTTTACAATAACTGCAATTCTTCATAATGTTTAAAATTAATTTTTTACAAATATAATCTTTAAACTTTTATTTTCAAAATAAATTTGTAAAGTTTACACATAAAAGATTATATTTGTCTAAACTTTTAAAATATATAAAATGGAAAACCAACAAATGACTGAGGATTTAACTCCTGAACAATTAGAAGCAAGAAGAGATGAAATGAAAGAATTTTATGAGAAATCTCTTCCTTATCTTGAAGCACAAGCTAAGTATGAAAAGTTACTTACTGAAGTAGAACAAGCAAGATATCAAAGAGCAACTATGCAGTTTCAGTATGCTAACATGATGGCTGCAAATCTTCCAGATCCTGAAGAAGAACTAGAAAGAGAATATGCATCTAGAGAAGACTCTGTACCAGAACCAAAACCTACAGCAAAAGCACCAACTGCAGGTAAAAAACTAAGAAGAGGTTAATGGCACTTGTAAATCAAGTACAAAAAAGGGTAAGAATGCCCAAATGGGATGTTGTAAAATTTCAGATTTTAACTCATTGTTATATTAACCGTATAACAATGAGTGAGTCTGATCTAGACTGTCTTACATTATTAAGTTTTAATCAACCAATTGAACTAAGTAATTTTTGTCTTGATGCATCTTCAGAAGAAGAATGGATATTTAAAACTCCACAAACAGTTAGAAATAGTGTAAATAAAGCTGAGAAAACTGGACTTGTGGTTAAAGACCCAACTAACAAAAAGTTGGTTATGTTAAATCCAGATTTAAAAATTCAAACAGAAGGAACTATTTTATTAGACTATAAATTTTTAGGTAATGAAACCCAAGAAAGCTAATAGTTTATATAAAGAAGTAACAGAAGAGTTTGATGTTTCTGAAGATTTAGTAGAAACTTTAGTAGAAAGCTACTATAAAACATTAAGAAAAAAAATGAGTAGTATCAGTGACTTAAGAATTAATGTAGATGGTTTAGGTCACTTTGTTATTAAAATACAAAAGGTAAAGAAGGCAATACCTCATTATGAAAAAGTTTTAAATAATCATGATACATCTACTTTTGGTGCTTATCATAATAAAAAGAATGTAGAAGAAAAATTAGAACTTTTGAAAAAAATTCATGTGCAAATTGAAGAAGAATTATTAAAACGTAAAACATTTAAAAATGAAAAATACTCTAAAACTGATATGGCAGAACCGGAAACAGATAGTTGAAGGAATAACTAATAGTATAATTAGAGATGAAACAGTAGAAGAAATAGCAAGACTAAGATATTCTATTTGTGATGAGTGTGAACACAAAGGAAAGAAATGTGCTGTAAAAGGTACTGCTCCATGTTGTAATGAATGTGGATGTTCACTTAATTTCAAAACTAGATCTCTTGCATCAGAATGTCCATTAGGTAAATGGGATGCTATTGCTACAGTAGAAGAAGAAGATGAATTAGAAAAGTTATGATAGTATTTAATGCAGATGATCATAGTTATAGAAGTATTGACGACAGTAACATTGATTGGATAAGTGTAACCACACTTGTTTCACATTTTAAGAAATCTTTTGATGCAAAGAAAATTGCAGAGAAAGTTACTAAGAATAAGAACTCAAAATGGTTTGGTATTGATCCAGTATTAATACAACAGATTTGGACTAATGAGGGTGACAGATCAACTACTCTTGGAACATGGTATCATAATCAAAGAGAAGTTGACTTATGTTCATTAGCATCTATGGAAAGAGAAGGTATTACTGTACCTGTATTTAAACCTTCTGAAGTTAAAGAAGGTATTAAAGTAGCACCTAATCAAAAACTAGAACCAGGCGTGTATCCAGAACATATGGTCTATTTAAGATCAGCCGGTATCTGTGGTCAATCAGATTTAGTTGAAGTAGTCAATGGTAAAGTAAATATCATTGACTACAAGACTAATAAAAAGATTGATATGCAATCATATGTAGATTGGGAAGGTAAATCTGAAAAAATGGGATTTCCTGTAGACTCATTAGATGATTGTCATTTTTATCATTATGCTTTACAACTTAGTATTTATATGTATATTATACTGAAGCATAATCCAAAATTAAAACCAGGAAGAATATTTGTTCATCATATTACATTTGAAGTAGAGAGGGAAGATAACTGGGGATATCCTGTAAGTAAGTTAGATGAGAATGGAGATCCTATAGTAAAAGAAGTTACACCAATTTCAATACCTTATTTAGTAGATGAAGTATTAGCAATTATTCATTACCTTAGTGATAACAGAAATAAACTTAAAAAGAAATGAGTTTTACAAAATTGTTTGATGTACAGAATGGAGTAGTTATTCCTACTGAACATTGCTACACATTAAAAGCTCTGAAAGATGTAATGGATGAATATCCAGAGGAACATCTTAAGATATACATGTATCTATTCTATATGTGCTGTCCAAATCCGGATTTAAATCCTTTTTTCTTCACACCAGACATAGATAAGGAAGCATTGATTCTAGAACAAATTGATGGGGATTTCTCTACTGAAGATGAAACAATCTTTGCAGCACTTAGATTCTGTGAAAGAATGTATGAAACACCTACATCCAGAGCATACAAAGGTATTGCATCTATGCTAGATAGATTAGGAAGATACATGGAAACTAGTCAGATTACTACAGGTAGAGATGGTAACTTTAACTCTCTAATTGCTGCAGCTAAAAACTATGATGCAATTAGACAGTCATTCAAAGGTGCTTACAAAGATCTACAGGATGAACAACAAAGTAAAGTAAGAGGTGGACAAGGACTAGCATATGACATGTAATGAGTGAAATTTATCAAGATATACCAACCTATGAAAATGGAAACTGGACAACCACAAGTTTTGATTCCAGAGAGGACTTCACTAAGTTTATCTTTGGAGTATTTAAAGAACCAGGAGAATATAAATTTAATGAAACTACCAATAAGGTTTTCATATCTGAGTCAACAAAATTCAAAAAAGATAGAGTATACTGTACAGCTCCCTTTAAATCAAAAGACTACATAAGTTATTGGGATGACCAAAAGACTAAATGTAGAAAAGGAATTATAGTTAAAGATGGAGATTTAATCTGGTTTGTCTGTAGAGAGTATTACATGTGGTTAAACTTTTTACCAATCTTTGACAAGGAAGAACAGAACTTTGGTTTTGCTAAAATTAGGGATGCCCAGTATCATTTGGCACTCTATGAACTTCTATCAGAACTTAACTATAAACATGCAGCAATTCTAAAAAAACGTCAGATTGCATCTTCTTATTATCATATGGGTAAGTTTATAAATCAGCAATGGTTTGAGGCAGGGGTTACTCTCAAGATGGGTGCTAGTCTTAAAGACTATATTAATGAGAAAGGATCCTGGAAGTTCTTACAGGAATATGCTGCATTCTTAAATGAACATACAGCATGGTACAGACCTATGTCACCAGATAAAGTAATGATGTGGCAACAGAAGATTGAAGTAAGAAAAGGAGATAGAAAGAATGAAGTTGGTCTCAAAGGTACTATACAAGGTATGTCATTTGAGAAAGACCCAACAAATGGTGTAGGGGGTCCCGTTAAATACTTCTTTCATGAGGAGGCTGGGATTGCTCCTAAGATGGATCAGACATATGAGTACATGAGACCGGCAATGAGATCTGGTTTAATTACTACAGGAATGTTTATAGCTGCAGGATCTGTGGGTGATTTATCTCAGTGTAATCCTTTAAAGGATATGATATTAAATCCTTTGTCTAAAGATATATATGCTGTACAAACAGATTTAATAGATGATAAAGGCACTACAGGTATGTCAGGTTTATTTATTCCTGAACAATGGTCCATGCCTCCCTACATAGATGACTATGGTAATTCATTAGTAGAAGAAGCAATAGAAGCATTAGAAAAACAGTTTAAACAATGGAAAGATGAGTTATCTCCAGAAGACTACCAGCTTCGTATATCTCAGCATCCTAGAAATATAAAAGAAGCATTTGCATACAGAACAGTATCTGTATTTCCTCCTCATTTACTTGCAGCACAAGAAAGAAGAATTGAAGAAAAAGACTATGCATATGAATATTTAGATATATCAACTGATGTAGAAGGAAGACCTGTGGTTACTAAAAGTAATAAAAGTCCAATAATGCAATTTCCAATAAACAAAAAGACTGAAGATAAAACAGGATGTATTGTTGTATGGGAAAGACCAATTCCAAATCCTGAATTTGGTAAAACATATTATGCATCTATTGACCCCGTGGGTGAAGGTAAAACTACAACATCAGAATCATTATGTTCAATTTACATAATGAAAGCTCCAATAAGAGTACAAAAAGTTACAGGTACTGAAGTAGAGACTTATATAGAACAAGGTAAGATAGTGGCTGCTTGGTGTGGTAGATATGATGATATAAATCAAACACATAAACAACTAGAACTTATTATTGAATGGTATAATGCATGGGCACTTGTAGAAAATAACATATCTTATTTTATTCAACACATGATTGCAAGACGTAAACAAAAATATCTTGTACCAAAAGGACAGATTATGTTTTTAAAAGATCTAGGTTCTAATAATAATGTGTATCAAGAATATGGTTGGAAAAATACTGGTACTCTTTTTAAAGCCCATCTTCTTAGTTATGCCATAGAATTTACTAAAGAAGAATTAGATCAAGAATTAAAACCAGATGGTACAGTAGTTAGAACTACCTACGGTATAGAACGTATACCTGATCCAATGTTGATTAAAGAAATGAGAGAATATGCAGATGGAGTCAA